TGCTAAAAATCACTCCAGCGAGACGGCCTACAAGAGGCACGCTCACGTTTACATTGGTGCAGATGACGGTTGACAGAGCAAGCCCCGCACAGAACTGAACGAGGCTCTGGCCGTCGCCAGCTTTCGGGAGCATTGCGATATACACAACACCCTTCTCGTCAGACTTGCCGAGCTTCTGATGACCCCATTTCGTGCCATCCTCTGCCCATTTTGCATAGTCATCATAATCGAATTTGTCGATAGCCTCGCACTCTTTGCGATACTGTCCGAACTCCGTCTCACAATAGACGGTAAGCCCCATAGTCTCGATACGGAGCCGCTGCTGTTTCAAAATAGTCTTTTTTGCCATAATGCTGTTGTTTTGATTGTGAATAAATTTATTTGATACCTACCAATTCTTTCAGGTCACGCCAAGCGTCGATGCGAGCGTCCGCGCTCTCTGAGCTGTCAATGATAGCCCTGACCTTTTCACGGACGGCCTCAGTCAGGATATACTCGCGCTGGAGCTGCTGTTTGAAGGTTTCCTCTCCCTCATACTCCATGCGGATGATGATACCCATCACACCGTAATAGGCGTTGCTGTTCTCAGCTTCGAGGCGCGTCATCAACTGACTGAACGCCTGAGCGTATTGTGGGAAGTTCGCAAGGAGCCAATCCTGTGCATTCTTCAAGCCCATGTTGCACTTTTCCAATGTCTCTTGCCCTGTTATCGTCAATGCCATAGTTATTTCATTTGAATTTCGTCTCTCGCGGCCTTTCTTAGAACGGACAGTCATCTGACCCATCGGGTTCATCAAAAGGCAACATGGCGCTCTCTGCCTCTTTCTTGATGCGGTCTTTGAGGTCTGTCCTCAGGTGGTTGTCATTATCCCATTTCGGGTCTTGACCGCTGTAATATGGAGTATAGCGTCCGTTGTTGAGATTATACTTGAACTGACAGCTTCCGACCTCTCCGAGGTGTCGGAACTTGACCTTCTGAACATGCACGTCAACGCAGTTATTCAGGCGGTCACGATGCACGACGAGACCAAAGTCTGCCTTGTTATAGAAGTTGGCCGAACCGCTGATGTCATAGAGCGTCGGAGCGTCAACCACTCCGTCCTTATTCTTTGACAGCTTCGTCGGGTGCGCCATGAGGATGACCATCACATCGTTCTGCTGTGCAAAGTTCGTCAGGGAGTCGAGAATGTGGCTGATATAGCGGGTCTCGCTCATACCGCCCTGTTCATCCTCCAAGCGGTTGAAGGGGTCGATAATCAGAGCCTTGATACCGCGCTTCCGAACAAGGTATTTGGCCTTCTGCAGAATCGTCTCGAGCTTATAGTCTGAGGGGAGGATAAAGGAAAAGTCCTTTTCGAGATAGGCTTTGGCCTGTCTGTATTCATCCTGCTGGAGCCGATTCTTATCGAACTTCTTACCTGTGAACTTCTCTATGAGCTTCGCGGCATGATAGGCGAGCGGTGCGTTCTCAGGAGAGAAGTATGCGAAACGCCAGCCATAGCGGATGTTCAGACGCTCACAGATTTCGTCGATGAACTCAGACTTACCGCTGCCTGGGATTCCTGTCACGACGCACAGTCGCTTCGTCTCAAAGGATATGAGGCGGTCGAGGTTCTCATGCCCGACGGTCACGCCCTTCTGCCATCCGCTTTCCAGCAGAGCGTCAAGGGACTGCTCGAAATCGGACACCGTGAAAACGCCGTCGGCCTTGATTTCGGGTGCGTTGGCGAGGCATTGAAGAAGGCTCTCCCTGCCGTACTTTTGGAGGTGTTCGTTAGCGTCCTTACAGCCTTCCCCATATTCCACGACGCGGCAGTTTTCCTTGCCGAAACGCCTGAGAAGCTCATCCCTCAGGCCGACACCCTTCGCGTCCGTGTCTGAGGCGATATAGATTACGTCTTTGTCATCGAAATAGTCCTCTATGAAATCGTCGAGATATTCGAGGTTGGCGTTTGCCCCGTTGGGGACGCTGATGACATCGTGCCGTCCGCACTCATAGAAGCTGAGAGCGTCCATTTCGCCCTCTGTGATGATACACTCCTTCGTGCCTTTGATGCCGTCGATGTTATAGGGTATGAGAGCGGCACCTGATACGAGCTTGAACTTCTTATCGCCTGTGCGATACTTCACGTTCACAAGCTCCCCATCACGGTAATAGTTGAACTGAACGGTGTTTGACTTCGCCTGATTCTGAGGCATCCACTCCAGCCCCTCCGTGATTCTCATAGCCTTGACGGTGGCCGCGCTGATCCCGCGACCGTTGAACCACTTCATAGCCCTGTCGCTGACAGCCTGAGCCTGTTTCTGTTCGGGCTTCTTATAGACGGGCTTCTGATTCTTCAGGAGAGCGTACTGTTTGCGCTCTTCCTCCTTTTCCCATTCCTCCTTTTCGAGACAGCCTGAGAAGCCGCAATAGTGACAGTGCCACACTCCTTTGTCGAGGTCAACACTCAGGCTCTTATCCCGCTTATCGGTGCGGGTGGCGTGGCACTCAGGACAGAAGGTTTTCACCTTGCCCTTGATATGGCCTGAGGGTATCTTGATACCGTATTCCGAGTATGTTTTCATAGCAGCGTCCATTCTTGGGTTGATGCATTCCACGCATGGTTCTCAGAGGGTCGGGGAGGGGCTGACAGAGGAATGTCGGCCTTTCCTGAGCCGTAAGAGCGTCGTTTGGTCTGAGGGTCAATAAACTCTCCAACGCCGAGCTGTACGCCCGCCACGTCAGACGAGACTGCGCGAGAGCCGCGCTCATTGTCATAGTTACCTTCCATAACCTTGACCCAATTCTTTGAGTTAGAGAATAACCAGTCGAAGGTGGCCGTCCAGCCTGAGTTGCTGTCCCCCCTCAGAAAATCAGAGGCGTTCACGCGGCTGAATAGCTCCGTTACCTTCTCGATGTATTCTTTCGGTTCGCCTGTCAGCTCATTGAGACGGAGGCGAATCTTTTCCCGCCTGTCATCTGTGAGTTTCTGAACCTTCGGGAGGCAGTTTCCGCAGAGAGAGTTCCATAACTCTATTATATCCTGATAGGGATATACAATACTCTTCTTTACTTTACTCTCCTTTTCTTTACTTTCCTTTACTTTACTATGTGAGTTATCGCCGCGATAATCACCGAAAAGGTCGGTTTTCGTCTCAGAAACAGGCTTTGTTTCTGCTGTTCGCTTCGATTTCAGACGTTCGAGACGCTCACGATCACGTGCGCGCTTCGTCAGGAGGCCTTCAAAACGGCGCTTGTGACCCTCTGAGAAGAGACGCTGGCCGTCATTGCTCCGCTGCAGGAGGTTGATGTCAACGCAATAGTTGGTAATCTGTCTCAGCTGTTCGGCGGTCACGTCATAGTCGGCGGCGAGAAGTTCCTGCTGTATGTCGCTGAAATCAAGCTCAAAATCATCCTCCCCTGTCAGGGTCTCGAGGATGAAGCACCACACGGCATATCCCATGTGTCCGAACTTGCGCCTGAGAGCTTTCACTTTCAGGTCGTTGCGCATGTCAGCGTCGTGGCTGAAATACTCCGCGTTATTCTTTATCGGTCTTGCCATATATTGCTCTGTGAGAAAAAGGAGCCGCACCTTAGGGCTAACCACGCATAACAGCTTGCGTCGTGCGCCTTTCGACGTCCACGCCCGTATGCGGCTCCGATGTTTGTTACCTGTGTCATCTTCCTGTCTTAGGTTCGTCGGACAGACGCTCAGACAAAGACGCTGCCGAGAACGGCTGCTTTGCCCTCAGCACCTTCGACAGCTTGCGGGCGCGTCGGCGTATGTTATACGTCCTGTTGTCGCTTGCCGTCAGGGTCTCACAAAGAAGGTCGATATACTTCACAATATCGTCTCGCTGTTGGTTCGATATAGCTATCATTGTCTGAACGTTTTATAGGGTTATTTGAGAAGGAATCTGCGCGCTCCCTGAGTCTCACGCATATATGGCTCACAGAGTTTTTCGTTCTCAGCCTGAAAAGCCTTTGCGTCGAACTTCTTAGTCGGCTTGGGGGCTTTCCATGTGGCGAGCGTCTGACCGCCAAAGCTGATGGCCTCCGCGTCACCGAAGCCGAGTTTTATCTGAGCCTCCAGCTCTTCCTTCCTCTCAGTCAGAGCGTCAATCTCTTCCTTGACCTTCTTCAAGTCCTCACAGGCTGTCTTCACGGCCTCCGAGACTTCGAGAATCTTCCCGTCCGTGTGGCGGTTGAATTTCAGGAGCACGTCCTGAACATCCGTTGCCTCAGGCTCAACACCACCGATGATGTTGTCCTTCCAGAACTTATCGACCTCTTCAACGAGCCAAAGATAGAAGTCATGGACAAAGGCGAGGTTCTTATACCCAAACTCACGGCCTGAGCAGAGCCACGCGAGGCTTCCCTGAGTCAGCCCAGCGACACCGAGCTGATACTGCACCTGACAGAACCAATGCTTGGGGATATCATCCTCGTCGATAGAGAGCTGTGTGGTCTTGCACTCGAGAATACCTTTGTTCTGTGCGCTGTGGGGC